GTTAGCAGGAGTTCCTATTACTGTAGTATGTGAGTTTATTAAGGAGTCATTGCCTGAACATACAGATTTTTGTAATAGTAAAATAAAAGATATTAATGAATTTTTTGGAATAAAATAATCAAACATTTAAAATAAAGGAGACTGCAGTTGAAAAAAGATATCACAACTCCATGGGGAGAAATTGGGTACATTACATACAAGAGAACTTATGCAAGAAGATTGAAAGAAGGCGATGTAAATTCCCCTACTGAAGAGTATATTGATACAGTAAATAGAGTAGCTAATGGAGCTATAAAGCAGCTAAAAGTACCATTTAATGATGCTGAGTTAGAACGATTTAAAGAGATAATGTTGGAGTTAAAAGGGACAGTTGCAGGTAGGTTCTTCTGGCAATTAGGGACTAAAACTGTGGATAAGCTAGGATTACCTAGTTTACAAAACTGTGCTTTTACTGTAGTAGACCACCCTATCAGACCCTTTACATGGACTTTCGATATGTTAATGTTAGGGTCAGGAGTTGGGTATAATATACAAAGAGAATTTGTATATAAACTTCCTAAAATTATAAAAAAGAAATTTAAAATATTAAGAATGGATAGTAATGACGCTGATTATATAGTTCCAGACACTAGAGAAGGTTGGGTCAAACTTCTAGGTAAGGTGTTAAAATCATACTTTTATGGCGGCGATGGATTTTCGTATTCGACAGTGTGCATACGAGGAAAAGGAACTCTTATAAAAGGTTTTGGGGGAACAGCTAGCGGTCCTGAAGATCTAGTTAAAGGTATTAATAATATATGTAGCGTGTTAGATGATCGTAGAGGAAAGCAACTTAGACCTATAGATTGTCTAGATGTCATGAATATTATAGGTTCAATAGTGGTAGCTGGAAATGTAAGACGATCTGCTCAAATAGCAATAGGTGATTATGATGATCTAGAATTCTTGTTAGCTAAAAACTGGAATATAGGTAATATTCCTAATTGGAGGGCTATGTCAAATAATAGTGTTATTTGTAATGATTTTATTAAACTTCCTACACAGTTTTGGGAAGGATATTTAGGGAATGGTGAAGCTTATGGACTCATAAACTTAAAGTTATCCCAATCTTGTGGGAGGATAGGAGATACTCAATATCCCGATATTGGAGTACTAGGCTTCAACCCATGTGCTGAACAATCATTGGAACCATACGAAACATGTTGTCTAGCAGAAGTACATCTACCAAACATAACATCTGAAGAAGAGATGAAGGAAGTGTGTAGTTATTTATATAGAGTTAATAAACATAGTTTATATATGAAATGTCATAATAAAGAGACTGAAACTATAGTTCATAAGAATATGAGAATGGGGATTGGTATAACTGGTTATATGATGGCAACTGATGAGCAAAAGAATTGGTTACCAGCAGTATATGAATATCTTAGAGAATTTGATATATCATATAGTAAACAACATGGTTTTCCTACAAGTATTAAGTTAACCACAGTAAAACCAAGTGGTACTCTTAGTTTATTATCTGGGATGACTCCAGGAGCGCACCCAGGATATTCTCACTTCTTTAAGAGGAGAATTAGAATGGCTAGTGATTCATCCTTAGTCAAATTATGTAAAGAAAACGGTTATTATGTAGAATATGTTAGAAATTTTGATGGATCAGAAAGTAGAGATACTGTGGTTGTCGAGTTTCCTTGTAAATTCCCAAAAAATACAAAAATTGCTAAAGATACAACTGCTATAGATCAACTGGAAACGATAAAAGAATTGCAAACTAATTGGTCAGATAATTCCGTTAGCGTTACTATTTACTATAAAAAAGAAGAGTTAGATGGTATCAAAGAATGGTTAGCAAAAAATTATAATGACAATTTAAAGACTGTATCCTTTTTACTACATAGTGAACATGGTTTTGACCAAGCTCCGTATGAAGAAATTACAGAACAAGAGTATAATGAATTAATAGTAAAAGTCAAACCTATTAATAATGTTGAAATATCCGAAGATGAGGTTGATGGTCTAGATGAATGTATAGGTGGAATGTGTCCCATAAAATAACTATACAAAAAAGCGGAGAATATCATAGAGAGGTAGGAATCCGCTTGATAAAATGTTTTAAAAATGTTAGTATCATCATAGGACTTTGGTGTTATACAATAAGGATAGGATTATGAATCAACAAAGAAAACCTATATTTTTTACCAGTGATTGGCATCTAGGACATGCAAATTCTATTAAGTTTGACGACAGACCGTTCAAAACAGTTGAAGAAATGCATCGTAAGCTCATTAGAAACTTCAATGCTATAGTCCCTGAGCATGGTATATGTTACCACCTTGGGGATGTAGGTATGGCGAATGTAGAGACAACTAAAGGTGTTATAGATCAACTAAACGGAACACAGATACTTATTCTGGGTAATCATGATGGTAATGTTAATCGTATGTACAACTGCGGCTTTGATGCTGTAATGTACGGAGTAATTTTATATATAGCCGGAGAAAAAGTTACGTTGACACACTGTCCTCTTCGTGGTATTTTTAGAGAAGATGTAACCAACATGCGTGGTAGCATTGATGGGGAGAACTGGCATAAAGAGTTTAAGCATCAGATGTTTAGTACTGAGGATATAGGACAGTTTCATTTACATGGACACATTCATGCTCGAGGAAAAGATAACGGTAAATTAGTAAAAGATGAACGTCAATGGGATGTCGGTTTACCTGGCAATAATTACAGACCAGTACATATTAGTGCAGTAGAATCATGGATTAGTAAATATAAACAACAGGAGAGAAAATGAAAGTACTTTCAATATTAACATTGTTCATACTAACTTCTTGTGTTGCCGATAAAGATAGTGATACACCTATGACGGCTGATAGAGAATTTGTGTTTGACTGTGAAGACCTAGGGGCGTATCTTTGGAGATGTGAAAACATAGAAACTATTTGCTATAAGTATGCAAGCAGGGACGGGAGCGGTTTACAATGTCATTTTAAACAAGAGGTTAGAATAAAAGATGATGTAAATACATTAAAGGATTTGAAATGATAGCATATTTAGTAGAGTCGTGGAATCCTTGGGATTGTGATGTAGTTTATAAGAAGGTATTTATCAGCAAAAATTGTTTGTACGATTATCTTAGTAAATACGAACTAGATAAAGAAAAAGAAGAAGAATTAATAATACATGAAGTTGAGATAGGAGATTAAAATGATTAAATTTATTAAATTAGCAGACCCCGATAATAAATATGATGTAACAGATATAGAAATTACAATAAAGGACCATGATATAGGAAGATCCTCTGTTATAGAAGAGTTTGTAACATTTCTAGGAGCTTGTGGATATAGTACAAAAGATCTGGACGAAGATCTTAATGTTCCAGACGTTAAATATAAGTAGGAGAAAAAATGATCAAATTTAATAAAAAACGTGACATTGATAACCAGTATGATATAATGGATATAGAAATAATTCTACATGATGATCATTCTCGGGGTGATATTATAGAAACATTTCTGTCATTTTTAAGAGCATGTGGTCATTACACTAAAGACATTAGTGAAGCATTAGAAAATTATGATCCTGAAAGCAATGATGAATAGAAGAAAATTTAAGACTATAGGGAGTATTGTTATATGATAACAAATTTAGATCAAAAGAGGTTAGAACAATCTGGAATACGATCATTAGGTGACTTAAAAAGAAGTGGTAGAGTGACCGGCAAGATTGACCCCAGAAAAGCGGTAAAAGGTCCAGTAACTATGGACTCTCTTGTGCGACCCTGGCAACGAGGTGATATGACCGGAATATTAGCAGGAACCGGAGTCGGTAAAACTTCAATAGTACTGTATATACTAAAACATATTTTAAAGAATAATCCAGATGGTATAGTAGCATTTGTATCATTAGAGTTAGTAGCAGCAGAAGTAGCCGAGAAGTGGTTCAAAGCTACAGAAGACGAGCCAGAATTAGCTGATAGATTATTCATTGTCGAGAACTTTGATGAGGAAGGTAACTGTTTAAACCTTAGCTTATCAGATATTAACCTAGAGTTAACTAAAATAAAGAATACTTTAAATACTACACTTCATGCTTTTGTCATCGATCATATGAGAGAAATTAATATTAATGGATCATTAGATTATAATCCTGTTTGCAGAGAGATTAAGAACATGACAGTAGCTCTAGATAGCCACGGTCTTATTTTAGCTCAGACCACTAAAGGTAAAGGTATTGGAGATATTCCAGTACCAAAAGATGGTTGCTTCGGGACGAGTGCTTATGAGAATCTTATGACTAATATCATATCTATTTTTCAACCACTGAGAAGAGTTGAAAAGGAATGTGACTTAGCAGTAATGGGCTGGCAATATGCCAAGATTCGTTACAAAAACAAAGATGATAAATGTAAAGAAGGTATGAATTATTTGATGAGGTTTGACTTCGATACTGAGGATTTAGTAAAGATGACTCCTACAGAGCTTGCCACATTTAAGTTATATTACGATAAAGTACTTGAGCTTAGAAAAAATGAAGAGAAGTTTAAATCGTATCAGTTTGACCTTAGTACTGAGATTAAAGGTAAAGATGGTAAGGTTGTTAAGCTAACTAATATATTTGGTGGAGGAACACCAGATGATGAGCTATGAATTTAGGATGTGTAAATATGAACTGTATATCACAAGCATTAAAAGCTGGACATTATCCTAAGGTGATGATATTATCTGAAGATGAGTGTGTAACTCTAATGGATCATTTTCATACTAAATGGGAGTTTGATGAAGTTGTTGCTAATTTATATAGACTATTTAATTACAAAGCCTTTTTCTATGTATATTATATGACGAGAAAAGGCGATCAGAAGAAATGTTTAGTGTTAATGCAATAGGAGGATATTATCAAATTAAGTATATTTCCTAGAGCTAAGGCTCATCCAGATAATCGAGAAGAAAAAGCTAGCGAAGCTAAATTTGTATCTAATCCGTATAAGCCAGAAGTAGTACATTTTGAAACTCAAGAAGATCTAATTGACATAGTATGTAATAATACTTGGTCGCCTTTTGTGTTTAAAGAATATCGCAAACAAGATGACTTTTTGTATACAGATGTGATAGCTTTTGACATTGATTGTGGTCAGACTATTGAAGAAGCTGAAAAAGCTGTACACAGACTTGATATATCATGTTTATGTCTTCCGAGTACAAGTCACTCTCCTGAACTTCATAAATTCAGATTAATATTCCCATTGGTTCGTTCAATTAGAAACAGTGAGGAATATAAAACAACTTACTCAAAATTAGCTGAGCACTTTAATGTGGACCCTGCTTGTAAGGATTTAGCTAGATTCTATTATGGTAGCAAAATGGTAGCCGGTTTCTGGTATGAGTCCAAGCTACTTGAACCAACAGTAGCTGAGAAGCCTAAAAAGGTCGATTTAAAGCATTTTGCTCATAAACATAACGTAGTAGTTGGGGAATCGATTGAGGAGCTT